GGCCCTGTGGACCCAAGCTCTGGGTAATCTGCATAAACTGCATGACTTCGTTCAGCTTATCCATGTTTGAGGCCATCGCCAGCGGGGAAATAGGCGTGACGCTGACTTGCAGACCGTTAACTTTTAGCGGCAGTTCGATCATTCCCATCTCGTCCATCAGCTCCATAGAGCGCCGGACAATCGGCATCATCGTTTCAGTGATAAGACGACCGAATGCAGCCCCCAAATTCTGGGACAGCTCCTTCATCCGCTCAACAATCTCAGTGGCAGAGCGCGCCGACATATTATCAGGCGGTAAACTTTCGTCGAGCAAGGTCTTTTTGATGTTCAGGCGCAGATCGTTGCTGACAATTTGTGACAGGTTGGCGTCCCCGCTCCGAGGGAGGGGCTGCAAGGATGGCCCACGGGGACCGCCATTTGAGCTGACGCCAATGATGGCACCAGGCACAATGCTGATTGCCTGCGGGTTCAGCACTCCATCATCAACAGCGGTGAACACGCCGCCAATACTGATTGAAGCGTTCTTCAACGTAAGCTCGACGACCTTGTTGAGCGTTTTAATATCGGGCAGGGCGTATAGCACCGGACCCCGACCGTAGCGCTCATTTGAGGCTTTCATGTAGCGGCTAATCACCCACGGGAAACTCTTCATAGTCCGGTGAACAATCTTATAATCTTTCTGCATTGGCATCAGACAGTAATGAACGTCACCATCGTGATAATAAGTGGCCTCCAGCATCTCAATCTTTTGCGTCGGGTCTTCTTCATACTCTTTGCGAAGATCATCAGGGATATCTGCGTCCGGCCACTCGCGCTCAACCACCGCAAACGGGCGCGAAAGCTTGCGATAGACTGCATCGACAGACCCGTTCGGGCCTTCTTCAAAGCATATGTGATATGTAGGAACAGCAGTATAGCGGATAGGCGTGGCCTCATCGCCTGGCTGGATCAACATCACCGCTGTACCCACAGCTAGATCAAGCAGAAACTCGCCCATGGCCAAATCGAAACCGGACTGCCCCATCACCCCAAACATTTTGTCTGTGTAAAGATCGAGGACTTGCTGGACTTCAATCTTCCGCTCTTCTGGAATTTCGTTTCCTGGCTGCAACCGGCACCAGGCACGTTGCGGCGGAAACAAAGAAGATTGTATGCGGTTGGCAAAACGGGCGGTAGAATGGATGGCGGTGCTGTCAAACACACGCTTCATTTTGTTTTGACCTGGCGTACCGCTTTCAGCGTAACCGTCATAAAGGTTTCGCATAGGCAGCGCGTACTCATACGCTTCCTCATAGATGCTGCGCCACTGCTCTTTGTGCGTGTCTGCAATCTTATAGCGGTTTTTGATGTCCGAGACAGATCTTTCCATTATGATTTCTTATGCCTTTGTGCAAAGTTACGCGCTGCCTCGACTGACCCGAACCCCCAGGCCTTTAGGGCCAAAGCCTTTCGCGTCGGCTCTCCCTTATCGTTCTTCATTGGACCGTTCATTCCGGCGAACCGAGCCGCAAAGCTAACGCGCCGAGGGTTGACCCCTGTCTTAACTGGAGCCTTGAGGTTGCCGCCGTCCTTATTCTCAAAGTGGCGACGGCCAGCCTCGTTCAGCCCACCGCTAGGATTTTGATGTGCTTTTTTTACCATCAGTCGCCGCCACCTTCGCGAATTTCTTCGCTGTCGCCTTCCGAAGACTGCTTGTTTTGCTGCTCATCGCGCGCTTCATTGGCCGCTTGCCGGTTTTGGCTCCGTACATCATCACCTATATCCCTGTGTTTTGGATTTCTTCTAAATGTTTTCATGTCAGCCGCGCGGGTTTCGACCCGCTCCCAAGCTTGTTTTTAAAACTGTCCGCTCGGAGGTTTCAGATGAGCCGTAGACGCCAGGAGCCATGAGGACTCTACTACCACCAGTACGCCGCGCACTCGCACGAGCCTGGATTTTACGCTTCGCATCTCTCTCTTCAGCGGCGGCGCGGCCTTCTTGCTGCACAACGCGTTGCTCTTGAGCCGGATCTGGGGCCGGCGCTTTTGGCTTCGAAAATAGTCCACCCATCAGAAAATCCTTGAATACATTTGATAGTCCGCGCCGTCTGGCCCGTACTTTCGCAGCAAGCCCTCGCGCTCAAAGTAACATCGCTTGGCCCAGCGGTCAGCGTGAACATTTTGGGTGTGAACCGTGAATTGTAGCCTCTTTATTGCCCGTTTGGCGGCGACATGCTCAAAAAAAGCCAGCGAAGCACGGTGAAAAGCTATCGTCTTTCGGTCAATATGCTTCGACGGGATGAGCCAAGCCTCTGCGCAGCCAGGCCAAAACTCGTAAACACCAAACATCGCGTAAATAATCCCATCACCGATGCCGGTATAGGCCAAGCCTTGAGCGGCAAAGTTGGTGAGATACTCTTGATAGTTTGGGAAGTTCTTTAAGTTCCACTCGTCGAAGTCGTTTATCTCGCAAAGCTGCAAGTGCATGGGCGAGAAGGGCGCTACCTTGTGGTTAACCCCGTCCAGGCGCATCACCTGGTTTAATTCATCAACCGAAAACATCGAAGTCCAACACCCTTGCTTGAATAGGCCGGCCACCGACCGGAGTAGGGCGCTTGGTCATAATCCGATGCTCGGAACCCAGTAAGCAGTACCCCGCCGCGTCGCCAACGTGTGAATGTTCGTTCTTGTTGGGCGTATCTCGGAACCTTTCTTGGCCGGCACCGATTGCCACGCGCCTAAAGTGATACCCACCCGCCAAGCTTTTCCGCAGCCGCATGCATTTGCGATCAATTAAAAACCCTGGCTTGCCTTCGATGAGCCGGCCCATGGGAATGGCCAGAGCTTCTCGGCGTGTCCTAAATTCGTTGGTTGCGGTGGGCCGTGCCAGTAGGCCATGCGTTTTGAGATGCTCAAACGCGGTGGTCTCAAAGATCATATCGCGCTGTGAGCCGGCGGGGTCACCCCAGATCAGAGTTTCATATGCTGGAAATCGGCTTTCGAGGTCGCTTTTTAGCATAGAACAGAAGCGCTCTAGGCCCATTTCAAACGTGACCAGTTCATGCAAGACATGCCATGTGTTGTTGGGCATCCTCTGGGCGAATATAGCCGCTGGCGTCAGTCCGAAATCGAGGCCGACATGGATTGGCACTGACGGATCTGCTTCTAAATCGGTACACATCATTTCGTCGTTGTACTCTGGCCATACCGCGCGGCCTTCTTGGACGAACGTATACTTGCCTTGGGCATAACATCTTACCCAATCGACATTCTTGCCGCCTAGAAGCTGTTCATAATATCCATCTGGCAGGTTGCCTAGGTTCTCGGCCTTGGGGTTTGTCTTCCACCAGCGTCCGCCCTGGTGAATAAACCCCTGGGCCTCGGGCATTTCCGCCGGCACGTCCTTCAGATCCACCTCTAACACGCCACCAGGCTGGCGAAAGAAGTCCCAGCGAAACTTGCCGCCAGGGCGTTCCTTCTCAGCCAGCCGGTAATACCAGTGGTCGTCGTCCATGGGGTTGGTATCCATAATCACGCCGCGCCAGGTAGGTCCGCCATCCGCCTTGGTGGGGAAACGACCCACGCGGTGCGTCAGGCCATCGATGACTGCCTTGGGCAACTCACGGCACTCATTAACCCAAGCGCCGGTTAGCTCCAGCGACAGCAATTTGCGCACATCCTTCGGATCATCCAGGGCCATGAAGATAATCTCGCAGTCAATACCGGCAGCACCGTCTCGGCTGGGCAGCTTGATGTGATGCGTGATGGGCGGTGAGTACTTTACATTGCCCCAGGTATGCTCGGGCAGCAATTCCAGCCAGGTCTTTAGCGTCGTGGTGCGCAGCATGGGGTGCGTATTTCTCACAATAGCCCAGCGCGTGTATTTTATACCATCCCTGGGAGACGGCTTTTGCATAACAGCACGACGAAATATCTCCGCACAACAGGCATAAGACTTGCCAGAACCCACCGGCCCCAGCAATCCACGCACAAAAGCATCCGAGTTAAAAAACTTGGCCACAGTCGGTGACGACGAAAAATCTAACTTTAAACCGGCAGGTATCGGCTTCTCACTCATGGTCATCCTCCAAAAAAATACTGTTGCCCAAGTCAATAGGTATCTCGACAGTCACAATGCGGTATTCACAGTAGACGCATTTGCGTTTGCGCTTGATTGTGGCGTAGCCGTAGCCATTATGCGGTCGGCTATCCCAGGTCATCAGTTTGTGATTGCAAGTCGGGCAGTTCGAAAGGTTATCCATCACCAGCCGCCTTCGGCATGACCATCTCAATCGATACAATAGAAGGCTTGTCCACTTCCTTCTCGGCCTCCAACAGACCACCGGCCTTCGCCAACATCTGCAACACACGCACCTTGTCGATTAATTCAACCTCCACCGTGTCACCATCGCGCCCAGGCGTGACCTTTATCTTCTTGATGGCCCTCAAAGCTGCATCACTGATATCCCCGACAGGTTTCAGGCGCACACTCTGCCGGCCAGCGTCATCCTCAAAGATATCCACGATGTCCGTAATCTTGCTGGACCCCAAGTTGAGAAGCTCCGCCGCCAAGTCATCGCGGTTGTCATAAATAAGCCGCGAACCACGCACACGTTTCTGCACATCGCCCATGGCAAAGCGCCCCACCTTGGGGACGCTCTGTTGACCAGCCTTCTTAGGACCAGCCGGTTTGTCGCTAGAACGGGATTTCGTCATCACCTAAACCTCCCGCAGCCGCCGGCACAGCATCAAGAGGCTTGGCACCCTGGTCACCCCAAGGAGCCTGACCACCACCAGCATTGTCCGCCATGTAACTAGCCGCCGCACCAGATCCAGACGGCTTGTCATCCGCCTCAAACAGCTTCAGCCAAATATCACCCTCCGCATTCGGAATAGGCAGGCTCTCCAGCTTAATGCTGATCTTGCCATCAGTCTCAAAGGCAGCACCGTGCTTTAGCCAAATGGCCTTCTCTTGGTTTGGAACAGACTTCGCCTGCACCACATTGTATCGCTTCTTCATCCCAAAATTCCTTTCAATGTTTTTCTGGAAAATATTTTTATGTGACCCCCCACTACACGTGGCAGGGGGCGGGGGGGCAAAGGTCGCCTTCGCGT